CAAATCTGAAGCTGATTTTTTTGCATTTTGTGGAATACCAACTCTAAAAGTTCCGTATCCCTGATCAAGTGCTTGAATAGCATTGACCATTGCACCTGTGGCATACCCAATATCTGCTTCAGAATGATATCCCAGTCCAAGCCAGCCTTTTATGGTTTTTGTATCATCAGCTAATTGCTGTGCCACCCAAGGTTTTACTGAAAAGGCTGATTGGTCCAAAATTTTAGATATTAAATGCTCTTTAAATGCATGTGCTGACTTTTTTGTAAAGGCACCGCCCTCTTCACCTTCTTTACCAAGAGTATTAATAAAAAGCTTTTCCAGTTTATTAATATACTTCCTGGTCTTTTGGAAATTTCTAAGAACCTTTCCAACATCCTCATAGCCTATGCCAATATAAGATGTTTTTCTGGCCATTTTTTATTCCCTTGTGTCTGATTCAAGATCACACACAAAAACTCCGGGCATTCTGAAGTCTTCTTTAATCAACACATGATAACTTTCAGCAGTAATTGGAGATCCTCTGGTTTCAAGAATATCAGTAACCAAAAGGCGATCATCTTCACGAATATCTATGGATTTGGAAATGAACAACTTATCAGTTCCAGAACGAAAACGAGCATAACTCTTACCAGTCACACTACTGTCATAAGTTGATCCTGCAAACAAACAACGAATTCCAGTGTACATGGTATCCCATTCTGGGACAAGCTCATAATCTTCGTTTCTTACTTCTCCAATCTGTCTTTTGATATCAACTACCACATTACAACGATAAAGAATTCCTTCTTTGGTAATGATGGTATTCTCAAAAATTTCATCATTCATTGCCAAGATGATATATGGCCTTGAACTCACATTGACGGTCAGAATGTTGCCCTCTTCAGCAACAGTATTGTATTTGAAGCTACATTCTGACATGAATTCATCTCTGAGCAAATATTCTGAATCCGTATGAATCCTGAAATCAACAAACTCTGTTACTGTTTCTTTAGTAGCATAGTTAAAAATGCTGACTTCAGTTCCAACGTCTTCAAAAACTTCTGCTAGATCAACTCCAAGAGTCATTTTTCACTCCTAGACATGGACATGTCTGTAATCTTCATTGTCATAATTCAGATCGTCCAATTGTCTGGTAATGTCATTTCCAAATTGGTCATAAACAAAACCATTAGAAAGATAAATGCCCATATCTCCAGTACCATCACCAAAAACATCAACATCCGCTAATGCAGGATCAGTTTTCTTGGCTTCTTGAAATGTCTTATCCATCATGTCAATAAGCTTATTATAATGCTCAAAACGATGGTTCAGACTGATTTGCTTGTACTTGAATTTATGGGCAGAGGCTATACGTAGAAAATCTAAAGCATGTCGTTTTCCACGTTCAATAAGCCAATATTCTTTTCCGTTGTCTGAAACAGGCAGAGTGAAACGCAATTCTCTAACTGCTGTATTGGCAGCAAAGGTGAGGCGTGCTGATTCTGCTGGAGATCCTGAATCACTCAACAAAATAGCAGAAGTGCCCAAGGAGCTGGAAATCTCTTCGATGAGTGCTTCGATATTGCTCAAGGCCATACATCAACTCCTATATATTATTCTGAAGGAGTCTCTTCCTGAGTCTTCTTTTTGGAAGTTGACTTCCTGGGTGATCTTCGTTTCTTCGGTTGCTCTGCTTCTTTTTGTGCTGTTTCCAAAGCATCCACGCCCGTGTCCACAGTATCAATCGTTTCTTCAGGGGCAACTTTGGGTGTAGGCTTTGTTGTCTTGGTCACGGGATCCTCCTTCAACACACGCAAAGTTGTCGTTCTTGTCTGTCCACTTTTCACCATCTCAATCTCATCATATATTTCTGGAGGGAATTTAGATTGAGAATCATCATATGTGCCTTTGAGCATCACTTGGCCATTTTTCAGCTTAAAATTTACAAGTGGCTTGATGATCATTTTGTATTCTCCTTATAATGTTTGAAAGGGCTGCGGAAAATCCGCAGCCCTTCAACTGTAAACGCTATTTCTATTATCCAACAGTCAGAGTGTACAGACACTCAGGATGATAGATAACAGGAAGACCCTTATTCTGGACTCTCATCCAGATTCCTTCAGGATCCCACTCTTCCTTGGAATCAGCGTACATGCCGTAACGGCCCTGATTGCCAAAAGGAGCTTCCATGAACTCAGCAATGGATTCACCGTCAACTTCACGGGCAAAGATGCCGACCTTGTTGTCCTGAATGAACTTCTTCCGCATAACGACACGGGCACGACCAGCCTTGTAAGTGGTATTGCCGTTTCCATCAGCAGAAGTGGTCACATCAATGGTATTGTTCGGAATGCTCACACCATCAGTATCAATGGTAGCCTCACGATAAGTGTAAGGAGTGGTGTAGTCATAAATCCTGACTGTTTCACCTTCCTCAAAATCGGTGGCATCATCAACAGAGATGGTTTGGGCAGAAGTATCGGCAGCCAGAGTCAGATCCGAGGACAGCCAAGCGCCAATCTCATACAGATCATCATACACAGTCAACTGGCCGATACCGAGCAGGGTTCCAAGAACCTGTGCGGGCCTGGCAAACAGATCGCCATTTCCAAAAGCAGACGATTTCAGAAGATCCTGAAGATCACTGTTAAACAAAAGGACCTTCAGAGTTTCGGAGTTGATGAAAAAGTCGGTAGGATTCACACCAACATCAGTGACAAAGTCCTTTTTGATGTCATAGATGTCCTGAATGGGAGTAGCAGACGATCCGGGAGAACCATCTCCAGTATCCCACCGATCTGTCGTGGTCAGGGTCTGAGCATTGCGATCCGGAACACCGTAATCAACTGTGAAAGCAGTTCCGCCTTCACGCTGATAGGAGATTTCGTGATCAAAGAATGCCTTGGCCAACATCCACTCACGCCTGCGATCACAACGAGTCTTCAATCTCCTCTGCTGGCGAGCGATCTGCCTTTGGGCAGACTGCTTTTCCATCGGAGAAAGAGGCTCACGGAGATTGTTCAATTGAGTTTCATCGATGAACGCTTTCTCCTTCCAGTAAGCGGCAGCAGCCGAGCCTTCCCCGTACATTCCATCATCGCCCATGACCGGGGCAGGAGCACCAGGGGCAACAAATGGGGTCAGTCCGGCAGTACCATACTCAAGCAGCCAACGAATACGGTCAGACGGATATTGCTGGGTGCCAAAGATGTTGATGAACACGAGACTTGCAGGAACAGGCATTTTCTGAAGAACCCTGTTCAAAGTCTCATGATGAAGTTCTGCTGGAATACCTTTCATATCAATAACCTCCTAAAGGATTTTGTTACAAGTTACTTGAGAATATAATAAACGCCGTCCGATGTCACATTGCCCAGATCAGTGATGGCCTGAGCATCCATCAGTTCCACATCTTCCTGATAGATAACAGCATTGGACAGCAGAACAGCACCAAGACCACCAACAGCATCTTCACCAGCACCAGTGTCCACTTCCATGTCCAGAATATATCTGGCCTTGGAACACTTATTGCCGGAAGCAGCATCCTCTGCTTTCACATAGCAATTTGCCAAGAGAGCAGTGGTGAAAGTACCAGAAACAGCACCAGTCAGAGTGACAACTGCCTTGTGATTGTAAGTGGTACGATCAATGCTATCAATGGTAGCGGTTTCAAACGTGGAAGGCGGACTTCCAGCAGCCTGGCGATCAGTGAGAACGATTTCATCACCTTCCTGAAGCTTGTAGGACTCAGTGATATCCACATCGAAATTGTCTGCGGTATCACAATCGTTCAGCAGAAAAACCCTGGAGTAGTCCTTGTCCTGATCGATTTCATCAGGAGTATAAGGAACGAGTTTGTCCGTGTTCTCATCCTTCGCAAGAACGGTTCCGATGGGCAGGCAGCCGTATCCCTTGCGAAAGGTCTTGTCCAGCAGAATTGCAATTTCCCGAGGGCTCTTGTAGAGCCGTTTGTAGAAAACAGTGAACCGACCAGTAAGAGTTTGCTGAGGCATATCCCCACCAAGCCCACCAGTGGTCCTGTTCAAGCCCGGATAGATTTTCCTGTTACGATCATACCCTGGAATTGCCATATCTATAACCTCCTAGAGATTAGTTGAAGTTTCTTATTGCTGCTTGGTTTCTTCTTCAACACCCGCAAACTTGAGCATCGTATTGGCCAGGTCCTCATACTGCTGATTTGCATCAGTGTCATTTCCGCCACCACCAGAAGCACCCATGATAGGAGCATTTGTGGCAGAAGCATTGATGGCATCGGACCATTCCTTGATCTCAGCTTTGACGGCCTCAGTGAACTTTTGTGCATCAAACACGCCATTTTCGTCCACGTAGTCATTGTGGTTGACCTGCTTCTTGACCTTGTCATACAGACGCACAGGAACTTCACTGGCC